GTATCATCCCAAGACGCTGTTGGTTAACTAAGCGTTGGTGTATGTTCAAGTATATGTATGTTGGCAGTAATTATTTTAACAGCCCAGTAACTGGTGTACATTTTAGCGAATACTATTATGTAGAAGCAAAACAATTTTTATTGTGGAGATTAACTAAGGATTAGAATGAAAGAAACCTGTGTAATTTGTAAAAAACCTATTGACCCACATTGCCAGTGGTCATCCTGTACGCTGGCTAATAAAATGAAGTCAGCACCTAAAGTAAAGTCAAATTACGACGAAGTAAGAAAAAGTCCAGACTATGATGGAAAATTCTACCCCGAGTGGCAACAGGAACTGGATCAATTTACCGGAGAACATTAATGTTTGATTTATTCAAGAAGAAAAAGAAACCAGAGAAAACAGAAGCACCTAAGGCTAAAAAGTCTGACAAAGAACTAGCAACAGAAAACAAGGAACCTTGGGTCAATGTTGTTGGAGTTGAAATAGACCAAGATGATCCGGGCAATGGTGCGTTTGAATTAGATTGGAACGAATACTTTGTAGCAAAACTAGTAAGAGCAGGGTATCAAAAGAAAAAAGAAGATACAGATGCTGAAATAGTTGATCGTTGGTTCCAAGCAGTATGCAGAAATGTACTACAAGAAAATTACGAGCAGTGGGAAGCAAATCAACCTCAAGGTGCTCCAAGGCAAGTTAATCAAAACGATTTAGGAAACGGTCGTACAGAAGTGTCATGATTTTATATGTAAACGGTGATAGTCATAGTGCTGGAGCTGAAGCTGTAAACGATTATTGTTTTGCCGAGGATGATTCATTATACTATAACTTAGGAAGAATACCCCATCCTGATAATGAAAAAGCCAGTTACGGTTGTTTAATAGCAAATGAATTAGGTGCTATTCTTCATTGTGATGCAGAATCTGGAAGTTCAAACGATCGTATAATTAGAACAACCAAAGAGTATATTAAAGAAACAACGCCAGATGCTATTATAATAGGTTGGAGTACACACGAACGAGAAGAATGGTTATACAAAGACAGACTTTATCAAATTGACGCTGGTGGTTTTGGTTTTGATTGGCCTGAGGTATTCAAAGAAAAATATAAACTATATATTGCTAGAATTAAATGGTCCGAGTGTGAGCGCAGAGAGCATGAAAAAATTTGGAACTTTCATAAAGAGCTACAAGAACTAAAGATACCTCACTTATTTTTTAATACATTCAATGATTTTACCAACCAGCCAATGGAAGATTGGGAAAATTGTTTTATCGAACCATACGACCCAGAAATGACCTATTACAATTATCTTAAAAATCAAGGACTTACAGCACTTCCAAGTTATCACTATAGGGCAGATGGACATCGTAAATGGGCAGAATTTCTGCTACCGCACTTGACCAAGATATTATAATATGCTACTATTACTGCATGAAATATCTGATTGTAGACACCGCAAATACATTCTTTCGTGCTCGCCACAGCGCCAGCCGTCAGAGCGACACTTGGGATAAACTAGGCTTTGCTGTACACGTTACGCTGTCCAGTGTAAACAAGGCATGGCGTGATCATAAAGCAGATCACGTTGTATTCTGTTTAGAAGGACGTAGTTGGCGCAAAGACTTTTACGAGCCTTACAAGAAGAATAGAGTTGTAGCAAGACAAGCATTAACAGAAGCTGAAGCAGAAGAAGACAAGTGCTTCTGGGAAGCATTTGATTCACTTAAACAGTTCTTAGACGAAAAGACAAACACCACAGTATTGCGTCACGAGAATTTAGAAGCAGACGATTTGATCGCAGGTTGGATACAATCACACCCAGACGATGAACATATTATTGTCAGCAGTGATACAGACTTTCATCAACTGTTGGCTAGTAATGTAAAGCAGTACAATGGTGTTGCAGATGAACTGCACACACTGGAAGGTATATTCGATAAGAAAGGTAAATTGGTAATCGATAAGAAAACTAAAGAGCCTAAGAAGATTCCTAACCCAGAGTGGATCCTGTTTGAAAAGTGTATGCGTGGTGATCCCACAGACAATGTGTTTAGTGCATACCCAGGTGTTAGAACTAAAGGTAGCAAAAACAAAGTTGGTTTAATGGAAGCATTTGAAGATAGAAACAAAAAAGGATTTAACTGGAACAATCTAATGCTACAGCGTTGGATGGATCATAACGGAGAAGAACATCGTGTTTTGGACGATTACGAACGTAATAGAATACTTGTTGATTTATCTGCACAACCAGAAGATGTTAAGGCGCAGATAGCCACAACAATAGCAGAAGGTAGTACAAAGAAAAGTCGCCCTATGGTAGGCGCACAATTTTTAAAATTCTGTGGCAAGTACGAACTGAATAGACTCAGTGAGCATAGTCAGCAGTACGCAGAATTTTTAGGAGCGGAGTATCCAGCATGACAGAGCTAATAGCAAAACCCGTAATTAAAAACAAATATTGGGTTGTTGAACAGTCAGGTAAAAAGATTGCTACTATCCAAGCAGTAGAGGATGGTGGCTTTGTCTATGTACACAACGAACGCAGAGAGCGTTTTACCAGCGTGAAAGTTCTCGGCAAGAAATATAACATACAGTTCACACCAGTTGAAAAGAAAACAAAAACAGATATAAAAGAAGTATATGGTTTTCCTGCCACTGGTAGAACGTACAATGAAGTATATGATGTAAAACATAAAGTGGCAGTATTTACAAAACTACCAAAGTCACGCAGTCATTATTGTGCAGGCTACTATCTTGTAAAAACAAATAACAAATGGTCAAAAGTATTTTGTCCCAAGACGATAGTTATCAAACGGTATCCTTACTTTGGTCCATACAAAACAGAAGAACAGATGTTAGAACAATATAATAAAATAGGAGGCAAGAATGGCGTTTGATGAACAAGCATGGATAAGAGAAACAAGTAGCGATCCTATTGAGGTTAATGTTACTGATTCGGTGAAAGACTTATTGAGTGGTTATGATTACAATGTTATTATTGTAACAAATACCGCCAGCAAATGTGGTTTTACACCACAATATGAAGGACTACAGAATCTGTTTGACAAATACTATCAACGTGGATTACAGGTAGTTGCGCAACCGGCAAATAATTTTGCAAACCAAGAACCAGAAAACGATGCTAATATTAAAACCTTTTGCGAGACTAATTATGGTGTGAACTTTCCTTTACTGCCAAAAGCAGATGTTATCGGAGATACGACAACAGAATTATTTAAAGCATTAGCAGAAGCAACTGGCCAACCGCCCAAATGGAATTTTCACAAGTACATCATTACTGGTGATAAAATTTATAGCAGATCACATTTTCAACAAATCGACGAAGACTTTGTGAACTGGATAGAAGGTTTATTATGAGAGATTTCAGCCAATGGTTCACTATTGGATTTTTTCTAGCCGCAGTTAAATTATGTAGTCCAGCATTGGCACAGGAACTTCCTGCCGACGAGGGTGAAGGGTCTGACGTTGTAGTTAAACAAAAGCCTGTGGAATGCTATACAGCACAGAGTGTAATTGAACAAGCAGATCAAAACGGTTACGAAGTTTTCTGGCAAGGGTCAAATATAAAAGACGACTTTCCAGACAATACTATTGCTATCCTAATTCGTCCCGATCTAAATGCGTGGCTTGCATTAGAGATGAATACAGAAGCGGCCTGTATATTAGGATATGGTGGTAACTTTTGGTTGTTTAATCAATTCTATCCAAAACTAGAACCAATTGACGAGGAAACAGAAGATGGAAAAGATCAGTCTAGCAATTAAGAAGTTTAACGATAAAGTAAAACTAATGAATCAGACTGGTAGTAAACAATTAGCACTGACAGTAGAAGAAGCACGTAATTTACACGCTGATATCTATATACTGTTAGCTAATCTAGCTGAAATGCAAGCAAGTGAGCCTGCAGATCAAGTAGTAAATTCAATAAGTGTTGACGGCGGGAGATTTTAATGATTATATACCCAGATTTTTCGCATAAATACAGTATTCAAGGAAACATGAGATGTCTAGACCAAAACCGACGGTTTTGTTAGAGCATGTAAACAAAACTAATTATAAGAGCGACCAGGTCCTCAGCAGTGAGGGAATCTGGGCTGTCTATTATGATAACCGTCCAATCAATCTAAAGACACACAACATACTATTACATTACCCCGGACCAAAATATAAGAAGGTAAGTTTTAGTAATAGTGGACATGCAATAAACCTTTGTAAAAAGCTCAACAACTTGTTTAAAACAGACAAGTTTTCAGTGGTCCTACTGAAAGAAGGTGACCAAATCTTCCCTTAACCAGCTTCAGTACGTTAAGCTATTTTTAAATGAGGGTGGCTATATTGAAGCCAACCTAGATCTATGGCTGAAGGAATGGTTTTGGAACCATCGCAATACAAATAACTTAAGAATAACCCAAAAGTGTTTTAAGTATTTGATTAAGATACAATTTCCCATCTACGAAGTAAAACTTCCAGAAAAGCTCAAAAACCGTACTCTAATACAAATGAGTAGGATGCTAACCTGTTGTTATTACATACAAAATTTACAAACTGTTTGGTTAACTGGCGAAGAAGAAACTGTTATGCTCAAACTACATGCAGACAACCTACAGCAATATTTAGATAATTTAGAGCTTGACAAATAATTAAAATTCGTCTAATATAGCAGTTCTATGCTAGTTGAGTATGGTACTCAACGGCTTATAGTAAGCGCATCGTGCGCAATTTTACTTAGGAGAACAACTATGGCGAAACGCCTGCGTAGAAAACTCACAGAAGTCGCAAAAGAAGTAGAACAGCAACTTAAAGCCCATTACAATGTCACTGATGCTCAATTAGCAACCTGGCGTAAGGCGGCACAAAATCACAAATATACCTTTCCAGTTAGTACACTTGTACCCATAGAAGACATTTGGATCGACTATGAAGTACAGCGTGATGTTATACACGATCATATTAGAAAAATTATGCAGAAGTGGGATCCACGCATCTGTAGTCCTGTTAGTGCGTGTCGATTAACCACTACTGAAGTTGAAGTTACTATAGATGCATACGACGGCCAACACCGTACAGTGGCAGCCGCAATACTAGGATATAAAGAAATACCTTGTGCAGTAGTTGACACCAAAGATCCAAACTTTGCATCATATGCATTTGAAATGTTAAACGATACAGGTGTTAGACGTTTAGGACCTGCGGACTTACATCGTAATGCTCTAGTACGTTATAAAAACGGTAGTAGAGAAATTAGAAATGTTAAAGCAAGAACAATGCAGGATCAATTTGATGCATTAGGTATTGATTTGGAAGATAAGAAAACTCGTAGCAATCCAAATTTACGTGGATCAAACGAGTACTTCTTCAGTCACTTCAAATATGCACAAAAGGGCATTGATGTAGATGATTCTGGTAAGGTGCTTAATAATATACTTGGTGCTATACAGCAGGTATTTCAAATGCAGGAAGAAATTGATCAAGGTGTTTACATTGGCCTGTACGAACTGCACAGACTTGCAAGTACTAATGTAAGGGATCAGTTACCTGAAGGTTGGATGGTAGATGTACTTAAAAAAGTAAAGAAGAGTTTCAAGTCATCTAGTATTGCGCATGCCAAAGCAAAAGTACAGCAACAACACATCTTCCCTGGTGCTAGTTGGGATGCTCCAAGAGTTATGAGTAACTTCCTACGTGAAGTTTATATGCTCAACGGTGGCAAACTAAACTTGCCCTATCATGGAGAAGGTAGTAAAGTTGGGATACTCGATGGTAACCTAGCAGACGGACTTATACAGGAGGCGGCATGAACTTACAAGAATCATTAAACAAGTTTATACAGCCTAACTACGGTAAAACTAGACGTACAGACGAGACCTATAAAACGGTCTCGGAGTACTGTACCAAAAACATAACAGCCAAAGTTAGCGATTATCATGCTGTTAAAAACGATCAACAACTGTTACGTGAGATACGTAACGATATTGATTACTATCTACGCAGATATCACGAGTACTGTATTAAACAACGTGATGGTATGCAGGGTCATTACCGTGAAGTAGGTGCAGACGCAGAGTGTGACTTTGAGCACCTAATTCCAGCGGCTAGAGTGCGTGATCTGTTATTACACGAAATAATAACGCCCGAGCAGGCACTCAATTGTCCTACGGTGCGTCTAAGTAGGGATAAGCATAGACAATTAAAAGATGCAGGTTGGGCGGACAAAACACCCGATATGTGGCTACCGTTTATGCGCTATCATAGTGTTTTTACAGCAGAATTTGAGACCTATGATGGCACAAAAATTGACCCTACAACTTGGACCTTAGAAGATCACTACCGTTACTTTAAGCATTTAGTTATATAAATCAATGACTTACAAGCCCTAATTTAGTACTTGACATTTGGAGCGAATTCGCCTATAATAGTATTTGATAAGTTGATAAAGGAGAAGTTATGTCAGTTACAGAAAATCGGACTGTAAACGTTGAAGAAGCTCGTACTAGAATCAAACGATGCTTTACACTAAAACGCCCTGTATTTTTATGGGGGCCTCCAGGGGTTGGTAAGAGTGATGTGGTAAGCCAGATCACAGACGAATTAGGTGGATATATGATTGACCTTAGACTTGGTCAATTAGATCCAACTGATATTAGGGGTATTCCGTTCTTTAATAAAGAAGCTGGTAAGATGGATTGGGCACCACCAATTGAATTACCAGATGCGGAACTTGCGGCACAATACCCAGTTATTGTGTTGTTCTTGGACGAGATGAATTCGTCCACCCCAGCAGTTCAAGCGGCAGCCTATCAGCTTATCCTGAACAGGCGTGTTGGTAAATATTCTCTCCCCGAGAATGTGGTTATGGTGGCTGCCGGTAACCGTGACAGCGACAAGGGCGTTACTTATCGTATGCCAAGTCCGCTGGCCAACCGCTTCGTTCACTTAGAAGTTAAGACTGATTTTCAAACTTGGCAGACTTGGGCAGTTAAAAATAAAGTACACCAGGATGTTGTTGGTTACTTGAGTTTTGCCAAACAAGATTTGTTTGACTTTGATCCACGCTCATCCAGTCGCTCATTTGCTACACCTCGTTCGTGGGTATTTGTTTCAGACTTCTGTAAAGATTCAGATGGCAGTGAAACAGAACTTACTGACTTGGTATGTGGTTCAATTGGTGAAGGTGTTGCATCAAAGTTTATGGCACACCGTAAGATTGCTGGTTCGTTGCCTAAGCCAGAAGATATTTTGGCTGGTAAGGTTAAAACTATGGAGACCAAAGAGATCAGTGCTATGTATGCATTGACCACTTCCATGTGTTACGAGCTACAGGACTTCTTAGAAAAGAATCCAGGTGATACTAAACTTAAAGATTTCCACAAGATGGCTGATAACTTCTTAAAGTTTATGATGGAGAACTTTACTACCGAGGTATGTGTTATGGGTGCTCGTGTTGCTCTTACCACATACAACCTTCCAAT